AACAAAGAATACATCTTCTGGTTTGAGTTCCCCACTTGCAACTTTAATGACTCTCTTTCCAGTATATCGTTGGGATTGAACATCAAAGCTTACGCCCACTCTATGGGTCCTTGCTTGCATCGCAACGTTATGAACATACCCAGAGACCGAAAACGTAATTGAGGGGTGCTCTAGAGGTCCCCAGTGCCCTTTCTCATTGCTTAGGAGACGTTCTACTGCCCACTTACCACATTCTTCTGGGGATGGGATCTTTTGATTCTGAATTGGAGTTTCTGAATAGTCATTCTTACCTGCTTGATAAACAACTTGTTCAGGAAGTGGATAACACTGAAGCATAGCAACTTCAAGATTCTTATCAAGTTCCAGTAGGTCTTTTGCTTTAATAGGTTTCATTTATTCTCCTCAATCTTCTTCGTCGTAAAATACTTCATCATAATCAGTTAGGAATCTTTTAACTTCCTCATAGTGAGGATCTTTAGGTTCAGAATAAATCTCTGACTTTAGACATTCTACCAGAGATTCAAGGTTTCTAACAATCACTTTAAGCTTTTCTAGATCCATTTTTATCAACCTCGACAAAGGTAATTATACATAAAAAAAGAGAGGGAGTCAAGTCCCTCTCTTAAAATATTTACTTATTCAGTAATAAGATTTCCAAATAAATCAAGAAAATAAATGCTGTTGATGCCCCAGTAATAGCAGCAATCACACTAATCATTTTCCTGCTCCTACATTTACAAGCAGTGCTTGATGACGACGTTGCTCTTTTTGCTTCTGCTCTTTAATGAGTTGAAGTACGTTGAGTTTTTTCATTTGTGCCCCTCCTTTACGAACTTAACACCACGATAGGTTTCGTTATATTGTTGGGGTTGCTGCATCATCTGTTGTTGATACTCAAGGCGCTTTTGAGTATCATATTCGATGCCACGATAAACTACTTTTGACATTAGGGTTCTCCTTAGTTTTTTAGGTTAAAGAGCGTTCCTTCAGTCGGCGTTTGCGTTCGCTATTTGCGAATAGCGAATGAACGATCCGTTCCGCGTCGGCTTACTTCCGTCTGTTTCCAGATGAACGTAAGGTCATTATAGACCTGTTAGTATAGTTAGGCAAAAACTTCTGTAACTTTTGTTACCGTTCTATGTAACTTAAAGTATGAGTTGTTGCGTATAGTTGTTGAATAATAATATCACAACCGATCTTTGGATTGCAGTCTCCGCAAGTATATACATCTACTGCGGCCTTTCCCTCTTCCGGCCAAGTATGAATGCTAATATGACTTTCTGACAACAAGCAAATTACCGTAACGCCCTGAGGATCAAACTTCTTTGAGATAGTTTGAATCACAGTAGCGCCACTTGCAATTGCAGCGTTTTCCAGTAAATCTATGAGACAACGCTCGTCGTCTAAAAGAACAAACGAGCATCCATACAAGTTAAGTAGATAATGCTTTCCCATTTACTATGGATTTTCCTCCACCTCTTTAATTAATTGACTTACATAAGTTTCAGTACCATCCATAGTCTTAATCTCAAAAATAGAAGACTTTTGATATTTTTTTATCTTTTTATATTTTTTTAAAAGACTTTTTACTTCATCCTTGTAAATTGATACTTCAATTTTCTCTTCACTAAAACCTTCACTCATTTCTTTTTCTTTTTTTCTGGTTTTTTATATCCCCACAATTTTGGATTTGTTCTTCCATATCCAAAATCAATCTTTTTAATTGCCTTTGATCCATACTTATCATAGTACATATCAAAAATTCTAACTTTAGTTCCTCTTACCAAGTCAAGGAAAGTTTCTTCTCCAATAGCATACCAAATTAAGTAAGCATCATTGGGAAAAGAAGAATCTTTTGTTGCATCTAAAGTAGTTTTTTCTAATAAAATATCACAACCATAATTGCTGGGAAGAATATTTTTTTCTCCTTTTTTATACTCCTCCATATTTTTTCCTTGTGCTCTTTGTACAACTTCTTTAAGTTTATTCATGAACGACCACCCCATTGAATGTCGGGATATGCTTCTTTTACATTTTCCAAAGTTATTTTATATTTAGTTTGTAGTTTTTTGTCCTTCACAAGACAAACAATTTCTGCCTCAAGTGGATGAAGACCTTGAAGAATATTAATAAACATGGTTTCTCTACGAAGAGAACTTAGTCCATCATTACCACCTTTTACAAAATTATAAAACATCTGATATTCTTTTCTAATCGAAGATTTTCCCTGATCCATAGATCCAAGAGAATTTGAATTCAGTTCTTCCATCTTGGACACTGCATCTCCGATCTTCGCACTTAATGTTCCACTATAAGAAGTCTGCTCTCCTGCGCTTGCATAGGGAACATCTCCTGGTGGTAAAAGAGAAATTACAGACTCGTCAAAGTTCCAAATCAAAATAGTTTTTAATGAAGGATCATCATATGTTTGAAGAACTTCAACTTTTTTTGCATTTGATCTTTGTTTTGAAGCCAAATTCAAAATTTCAAAAATAAAAGGATTTGTTGGTAAAACTTCGATTGAAGTTTTAGGTTTCGTTTTAGTTGTGGTCATAATTTTCAATACAAATCAGTATATTAGAATAATCTTGGATATTTATCAATCTTCTTCATCTTCATTATCATCATATTCCTCATCATCAAAAAATCCTTCTTCAAAACGAACAGCTAATACTTCATCTGGTATTATATTCCCATTATTATCAAGAAATTCTGGATGTATATTACGAATACCATATATTCTTTCTACTTGGTATTGTTTAAAAATCCACCCACCAATTAAACCAATGAAAAGGAACATTACGCAAAATAAAGTTGTAAATGTCAGAATGATTGATAGTTCCATTTGCTTTCTCCAGAGAGTTTATTTCTTCCTAATATCAAAATGAAATTCTATGAAAAAATGAAACTCTCTACGAAAAAGAGAGATCATCTTACCAAATTTCACTTGAAAAGTTTTTGGTGCTGATTCTCTCTTCCTCCTATTCCGCAGTAATAACTCAACACCCCGATTAATCTGAGGCTCATTTTTATTTAGTTTTATTTTTGAATCTCCCTGGTCTTTTTTCATATTTATCTCCAGGTAGTTAAAATTAAATCAAATTTTGTTCTTTTAAATATTGAACTGTATCAGAACAACCTCCAAGATGTTGTTGGTCATTCAAAACAATTTGGGGGAAGGTAGATCCATCTCCAAATTCAGAATAAAATTCTTCGCGAGTAAAGTCAACATTCAATTTATAAACAACATGTTGCAAATTGGTTAGTTCCAATACTTGTTGAATTTTGGTGCAGTACGGGCACCCATCTTTAGAATAGACTGTAAATTTCATACCTTTGCTTTTTTAAAGTAAAATCATATCATTTTTTTTAATGCTTGTAAAGTCAAAGATTAATAATATCTTTTATTGTTAAATTTTTTCCTTCCATTTCCCACCAGTTAATTATTGTATTGTGAGACATTTCGTGTGTAGGTCTTTGATTGGATAAAAAATTTGTAGCATCATATCTAAGTAAATCAGATTCACATTTATAATAATCTTCTACAAAAAGTGGGAAACCATAAACAGAACTTATATTAACATCACGGTTTTTAGGATTTCCTAATGGCGAAAAAATAACAGTTTCTGCTACTGGATCTTTTGCCCACTTTGGTCTTGCATGGGAATCATTGCCAACAAAATCAAGATTAAAAGATCCATTTCTATAATAATGAGATATTAATTTTTTCGCATGATCTCTTGTAATCAAATATGCGCAAGCTGACCAATCGCACCAACATCTATGTCTAAGTTTAACTCCATTATTAGAGAAAACGAACATATCACCTTCTCTAATCCAACAAAGCTGAACACATCCCCAATCTTCAGGTAAAGCATTAAAAAACTCTTCCCAAGTAAAATTCCAATATTTAACAGTCTCAAAACTTATATCATCTTCACAGAAGAACGCATATTCTTCCTCAGTATCAAAATACCAATCTTTTATTGCTTTTAAGTGCGAAGTTGTTGGACCTCTACCAATACCATTCAATTCACGAAAAGATTCTCCAATATAATGGTGATCTTCATCATTATAAACTTCAAATATATGAGGTCTAATGTTAGTTAAATTATACTTATCAAATTTTTCATAAAGAAGTTTTCTTCTATCCTCAGATTTATCAACACTTATAAAGTTAATTGGAGGAAAGTTTTTTAATTTATGTGAATAATCAGTATATTCAATATTAGAAAAAACATCACTAACTCTATCTTGGATCTTATCAATTCTATTATTCCACCAAGATAAAAGATTATTTTGAACTTCTTGCAAATGGTCTTTATCATTTAAAAGGTCTTTACATATTTCTACAGCTTCACCCCAAGATTCGGCAAATACCCAAGGAGGATTTTCTTCATACCTAAAAGTATTTTCTATTTCTTCAAAAGATCCGACAACAACAGAAATAGCACCACACATTGATGCTTCATATAAACGAAAGCAATCTAAACTAGAATTTCCTCTGCCGCAAGGAACAAATATAGAATTGCTATAAATTCGAATTAGATCATCTTTATCAATTCCTTCCTGAGCAAAAAAGAAATCTTGAATATTACTTTTGAAGGTTTCTGTCATTTCAGTTCTATCACCAACCGAAACCCATTTTTGCTTTATATTATCAAAAAAACAAAATTCCCAATCTTTAATCTTGCCTATAAAAGACCAATTATATTTTTTTTCTGATGAGGGGACGGTCTTTATTTTATCAACTGGTGTTCCGTTACAATATCCAAGTGGAATATAGACTATGTTGTCATTCGGTACATTGGTTTTAAATTTACTATTTCTATACTCTTGATGATTATATTGCCTCAAAAACAATTCACAATAGTTCGAGAGTTCATTAAAGTGTTCTAAATCTTCATCTTTATATTCATCCGATAATTGAATGACAACTTTAGGTTTTGTTTTCAATACACATTCTAATACTTCATCGTAAGTAGGCGTATATCCCCAAGAATAGATATTTGGATCTCTACAACTATAAACAAAAACATCGAAATTTTCTGAAGAATTCCTCACTTCATCTAACGATAGAAAATGAGTTTTTTTAACATAACCTTTAGGAAGAATATCATTCATGATGTAATCATGTTCCCATATTTCATCTTTAGAATTTCTTCCAAAAAATAAAACTTTCATGTCTTTATTTTTTTCAACTTTTTCAGTTAAAGCCATTGATGTTCTTTTTTGTATTTTCTCCATTCTCATATCCCACCAAGATAATATATTGGTTTGAATTTGCTGAAGTGTGTCTATGTCATTCAACAACTCTTGACACTTTTTAACAGCATTCTCCCAAGAATCAAAAAATAACCAAGGAGGATTTTCTTCATATTTAAAAGTATTTTCTATTTCTTCTTGGGTTCCAACAAGAATCGGGATGGCCCCAGACATAGAAACTTCATAAGATCTCATTGTGTTTAATAGTTCCCATCCTCTACTACAAGGAACAAAAACTGAATTTGTATAAATTTCTATTAATTCTTCAGCAGGTATTGTTATAGAACCTTCATGAAGAAAGCAATAATTATCAGGAATTGTAGAGAAAGTATCAACCATAGAGATCCTATCAGACTTTTTTGCTCCAACAAAAGACCAATTATATACTCTCTCTTTTATAGGTTTTATCTTTTCTCTAGACACATCATATCCATTATAATGACCCAAAGGAATATGAAGTGTATTTTTAGTATATTGATAATTAGAGTGATTATATTGCCTCAAAAACAATTCACAATAATTTGATATGTTATTGTGTTCTTGTAAGTTTTCCTCATAAAATTCGTCAGATAATTGAATGACGACTTTAGGTTTTGTTTTCAATACACATTCTAATACTTCATCGTAAGTAGGTGTATATCCCCAACGATAATTATTTGGATCTCTAGCACTATAAACAAAAACATCAAAAGTATCTGAAGAATTTCTTACTTCATCTAAAGACAAAAAGTAAGTTTTTTTAAACTTACTTTTATCAAGAACCCCATTTAAAATAAAATCATGTTCCCATATTTCATCTTTAGAATTTCTTCCAAAAAATAAAACTTTTGTGGGACAAAAATTAATAGGTTTTTTATAGATAAAACATGCTTCAGATTCTGATACCTTAAAATTATCTAAGCATTCATTGACTGCTTTTTTAACGCCAGGAAACCAATCATAACATCCCTCTGGATAATAATCATGCCCTGCAAGTATCCCCCCTGGCTTCACTTTTGGCAACCACGCCAATATATCATTTTTTACATCTTCATATTCATGAGAAGCATCTATAAAAACAAAATCTAAAGAATCGTCTTCAAATTTTTTAGAAGCATTTAAAGAAGTATCTCTTAAAGGAATATAATATTCTTCAACAGGTTTCATATTATTTAAAAAAATATTATATAACTCAGAAAGTTCTTCTCTTCCTTGGTGATCAGGACCTCCTTCCCAAGTATCAACACAATAAAATTCAATATCTTTTTTTGAATTAGCAATCTCTACAGACATATAACTTGTAGACCTTCCCATCCAAGATCCAACTTCAACAATTTTAGACTCATTCTGGCAATTTTCTACAATTGACTTATATAAATTTGAATATCCGAACCAATTTTCACTACCAAAAACATTTTCATCAAAATAATAATGTTCTATCATAAACTTTTATTTTTATTAGAATTATTCTTATATATCTCTTTTTTAGGTGGTCTATAAAGACCTGGCCAAGTATCTCTAATAACTTCCGCAAGTTTATAAGGTGTTTCTGAACTAATCATCTAACGTGGTGTCCCCCAAACATATAACGCATTCCATTTAGGATTTTTGCTCCGAATGACCCGAGATTGCGTGAGTTAAATCTTTCAAATAATGCTGCAGTAATAACAGGAGCGGGAACCCCCAAGTCCACAGCGGCAGAAACAGTCCAACGACCCTCACCGCTATCGG